GGAAGGCGACTATCAGTTTTTTCTTTCGGCGTCCGTCAGTCCACACTCCGCTTTGACGACCGCCACTGCTTCTCGAAACAACTCCTCGGGTCCCACTGCCGCCAGCGATTCCGGTGTCGCCGGAGAGCCATCGAGCTCCAGACCCAGCACCTCCCGCAGTCCCCACAACGCATACAGCCGGTCGATTTCCGACGTCAGCAGCGCCGCATCGATCTTCTCTTTCGCGTCGCCAGCCTCCAGAAACTCCACCTTTTGCGCAATTTCCCGCAGCCGCCGCGTGAGCTCAACACGCCTCCCGAACGACATCTTCGACAGCACGAACGTCACACCCGGCGTCGTCTGCGACTCCCGTTCCAGCCAGCTCTGATAGTTCATCGCCTATCCAAACGCCAGCGCGATTTCGTCATCCACCGTTCCCTGCGCCTGTGAGTCTGCGAATTTCCATTGCAGCCGTCCTTCGCTGTCGTCGAATTCGGGAACCTGTGGAATCACGCTCTTCATTCGCACTCCGAATAGTTGCCCGGCCTGCTGCCCGAGCTGAAACATGACTTCGATCGGAGACTGCTGCCGCGCCGCCTGATAGAGCCCCTTGGTTGCCGCGTCGTCCTGCTCGAACATCGTGAAGCTTGCCTGCGCGATGCGTCGCCCGGCGGAAAAGCACTTCGGAACGCTGCTTCCGAACTCGTTCTGCCGCAAATCCACATCGTTGTCGAGCGAAACCGATGCATCCGTCAGGGCATAGAATCGGTCCGGCCCTGAACCAAGCCAGACCTCTCCCAGGTGCCCTGGAATGATGGAATAGTCGAAGCCCTCGGGCGCGGGCTCCGCGGGAAAGCTGGTGAGCTCACCCTGCCCATTGGCGAAGCTTGTGTTATCGACCAGGTCTTGCGCCGGACCGCTGAATTCGAATTGGTGAAAATCGCCATTGATATCGATTTGAAGCCGATTGACTGCTGCGCCGGCAAGGATTCTCTGCACAGCCGTCGTCGGCAACCAGTAATCGAAGATGCTCACACTCGGTAGATCCGTCGCTGGAAGATAGGTGACCGTCCGGCCGATCGATGCTCCCGCCGCAGGCACTACGGATAGCGGCGCATTCAATAGGACCTGCAAAGGATTGACAATCGCCGCCACGAACCGCATCTCGCCGCCATGCGTGATCGCCTGGTCTGGGACCAGCCCGTGCGGCGTCGAGAAGACGAGCAGGCTCTCGGTGGAGCCGGATGTGACTGCGCTGCCGTTGAACACCAGCGGCGTAGCGCCTAAACTCGCGTGAAATAGTGGACCGTAACTCGGCGCCCCGACAGCCGGATCCCAGCTCGTCATGTACGTCGCCAGCCCAAAGTTTGTCCTCCTACGCAAGCCGGCAGGAAAACCGGGAAATGTTCGGCTCCCCGTCTTATCGCGCCTCTGCGCCGCCTCTAGACTTTGCTTGGCCGTCAGCTTCACCGCAGCGATCCGATTGGCCGACGTGATCGTCGCCACCTGCCCATAGTCGTTTTCTAATGCCGTATACAGCCGATTTGCATTCGATGAGATGTAACAAGACATGGATTTCGCCTCTCACTCGCCGCTCTCAATCAGTACTGATTACTACCTCGAACTTGATCTTGCCGGTCTGGATAAAATTTCGCCCGCCATGTTCCATCTTTCCGAAGATGGCCTCATACCCGCCGGTATAGAACATGCCATTGCCCCAATCTCCGCGATTCTGGTCGAGAATCCTCGTCACCGCGTCCACGTAGATCTCGAGCAGTTTCTCGAGTCCCTCCACGCGGTCTTGAGACACCCTCACCTCCAGCGTCATCTGCGCCTTTCCAGAAAACGTCCGGAACTTCTCTCGTAAATCGTTCGTGATCCTCTCGCAGTACAGCAGGATCGTCGGGTATTTCAGGTCCAGGCTGCGTTCGACTAGCTCCTGGGGCGCGTTCTGCGTCAAAACCTGCTTCGCGCCGATGGGAGCCAGCTTCAGCCCGTTCAGCTCCGCCACTGTGGCGAGGTTCTCCGTCAATCCGGCGTGAGTCAGCAGTAGCTCCAGCAACCGCGATGTGGCGATCGTACCGACGTTGGCCATTCGTTACCCCCTCAGCAGGATTCGTGGCGCCGGACTTAGAAACGTCGGCTGCTGTCCATTTCCCGGCCGTGGACCACTGGTGAACAGTCCTTCATTCGGTGCCGTCCAGCTTGCGCTTGGATCGAGCGGCGCAGGGCTTTGCAGGAACAAGCTTTCCGGTGTTGGACCCGCATACACGTTCCAGGCGACCGCGCTTGCCGGCGCATTCACCGCTTGCACACGCAGCGTGTTTCCGGTCGTCACTTCCAGCGCCGTCAGTTCGCTCGGCCCGCCTTCGTCGCCGTTCGAATTTCTCCACGCCACCTGCACGAAATATTTCGTCGGGGCGATTGACCCCGGTACCAAGCTCAGCGCCGGATGCTCGGCCTGTGCTATCGGATCCACCACCGTCCCGATTCCGATCTTGAATAACAGATCGGCGGCGAACACCGAGAGATCCGTGTACTCCTGCCATTTCGCCTTGTACCGGTCATTGAGCTGGTTGTGATAAGCGTCTCTGTAGATGATCTCGAGCGTATGGAACACCAGCCACAGGCGCAGCGCCGGCGTGACCGCGACATTCTTCAGCTCGACGTTCACCAGCCCGAGCTCCGGAAACTTACTCAAGAGCTGCAGGCCAACTTCGTCCCTGGCCAGTACGATCTTGATCGTCAGGTTGATCCCTTCCGTATGAGCTGTATCGAGAATGACCGTTTCATGGTCGGCCAGGTCCTCAGGCGTAAAAGTCGGACTGTCGGTAAATAGCATATGTGCCTGCTCGTTTATTGCTTCCCGGACCGCTTCGATTCTTTCAGCGCCCGAAGATCGTTCTCAGAGACAACCGTCACTTGCATTCGCCTCGATGTGTCCAATTGATCCGCGACGCGCTTTGCTTCGCTCTTCTGCTCGTGAAATTCCGTCAGCTCCTGATCGCTAGCCGCGCGCGCCCGCCCTTCGACAATCATCTTCGCCGCCACGTGAGCCGGTACCTCCGTCTTTACGCCGGCCCTCCCGCCCTCGGGCGTCTCCACGCTGACGATCACCGCGTGCCCCGCTTCGAAACTCCGCTCCAGCTCCCGAATCTTTTGGTAGTGCGCTTTCAGATCCATGATTTTGTTCTCGCCTCGACGTAATTGCCGGTGGGGCAGGCTGTAGCCTGCCCGTCCCGACAGCCCTTTCCAGGTCGACTTAAGTGTTGACCTGGACTCCCGCGGCTGCGCGGATGACCGCCGCCCCATACAGAACGTCTACCGTGAACTGCTGCGCCAGCGTATTCGGCTGGTAACTCATGACCACTCGCACGCCGAAGTTGCCGATCTCGCCATATTCCGCGATCGCTCCCGTCCCCGGTAAGGGTTGCGGTAGCCGGCGCATCACCAGCCCGATTGCCGATTTCGAGAACGCCAGATTATGCGTCGTCACCGGCGAGCTGCCTGTCTTTGAGATGAACTGCGAACGGAACACATAAAAGTCTTTGATCTTGCCGACCGTTCCATCCACCAGCGCCCGCAGTCCAGCCTCGCCCGCCGTCTGGAATTCGCTGAAGCGGCTGATCTGCCGCAACTGCGAATACGTCGAGGCGTCCACCACCAGGTACTTCGATTCGCTCGCCGGAATCTTGGCCTGAAACAGGGCCGTCTCCGCCGAATCGACCACAGCTTCATTGATCGCTGTGCCTGCTGTCCCCACCGGAGAGTTCGCGGTGAAAGAAGCGTACAGTCCTAGCAGATCCGTTTCGATCTTCTGCGCGATTGCCACAACCGCCGGGTGCATATAAAGGTTGAGCAAATCGGGAACCGCAAGCACCTTCGTGACGTCCGGAATCTGGAACGTCGCTTCCGCGTGCGTGTTCAGCACGATCTGCGCATTCCCGACGTTCGGATTCTGCGTTTGTACCGTCCCGCCCTCGGCCAGATTGTTGGCCACCAGGGTCGGTGCGATCGGTATGTTTACCGTGTCTCCGGCTTGCGCCAGGACCGGCTCGTAATCGCGATTTACCAGGTTCCCCATTACGAGGTTCCCCACCAGGGCGGGCAAAGCGTCGGCCGCCACCAGTTTCACAATCGCGTTCGCTAAGTTCGCTGATGTAATTGCTGGCATT